TCCCGGTAGTAGATGCCGACACTACGGACCTACGTTTCCTGGAACCTAAAGGTGTAATTGCCGGGCTCAGAGCGAAGGGAGCGGCCAGGAAAGATGATTCCGGGTTCGTGATTCAATTACCCGTCATTAACTAGCAAAGACCCTAAACCCTAAACCCTGGCCCGGTAGCTGAAAGGTTGCCGGGCCTTGCTGTACATATACGGTTCATCCCTGGTCCCTCGCGTTCGCTGTACAGAGATCAAATATCTTCCGGACCTATATACCGGATCAATATCTCCGTCAATCCTGGAGCGATTCAGGTACCTTCCCGGGCAAGTTACTCTGATCAACTCCCACGTCCTGGCCTTGGAATCCATGGAAACGGCTGAAACGATACAAGGAAAGGGATGTCGGGTTACCTCCGTCTCAGACCCTAACCCTCTTTTCTCCACCGAATATTCATAGGGGTGGGGGGGTAGAACAGGGGTAGCGGGCCACCTTACCCCCCTTTCAAATGCGTGTCCTATTTTGGAGGTCGTTTTTGGACTGGCTCTATGTTAGGTGTATAGCAGTCTTAAACATATCACACCCTTGGTGGAGGAGCCCAGAGAGATAGCCAGATATAGAGAAGAGTAAGAGTCAGAGACAGCCCCCCCTTCCTTGTGATTCAATATAGAGATTGATGCCGCTGACTGAGTGTGTTGCTGGGGGGACACCGGAATCACAAAGGGATGCACAGCCTAATGCTGTAAGCAACGCTCTTGCCAGGGGACTTGCTTTATCCTATCCAACAGCTTGTCTCAGACTGAAGTTTGGCGGGTATCTCGCACAACCCTATTCACACCCTCGGAGCCAGTCGCCCGTCGGTAAGAGCAATATACTTTGACCCTAAGTTGAGTGCAATAAAATCAGAAAATAAATTTGCCGATTAAGAATCCCATTGCGCCCCAGAAGAGCATTTTGCGTATGCGACTGGCCCTGTTCACCTTCCAATCCTGCTTAACCTCTTCAATGAATGTCATGTTTACCTCTTGTATTAAACAGAAAAGGCCAGCTCCCACAGCCAGCCTTTCCTATCCATATATTAACACCCACTGGGCGGACAGGACCTACTAACTGCCTTATCTCACCCGTTGGTGGTTTTGTTTAGGTAGAACACGCATGAGTTTATCTGCCCATGCTCAGTTGTGGATGCGCCCGGAGTTGAACCGGGGTTCCAGTAGCTTCCACGAAGGATCTACTACTGGTCTAAACCACTTCGCACCCTAAAAGGGTGGCGGGACATACAGCAAGGGTAGGGTACGCAAAAACCCTGCACTATATGCCCCGCCGTGGGGCGGAGGCTTCCCCTTAGAAAGGTAGAACGTCGTCTATTACTTCCTTGGTAGACGGCCTCCACATAGGAACCTGCTTTTTTACAGCGGGTGGGGAGCCAGTAGAACCGTCACCGGAGTCAGAGCCTGAGAGAATGGTCATCTCCCGCGCCTTGATCTCTGTTGTATACTTAGTGACCCCATCTTTCTCATATGAACGAGTCTGAAGCGATCCCTCAACGTATACCTGTGATCCCTTTTTCAGGTACGTCCCGCAGATTTCAGCCAGCTTACCCCAAGCGACAACGCTGTGCCACTCAGTTTTATCTACGAGAGTCCCTGTGGAGTCCTTGTACGACTCATTGGTTGCAACACGGAAGTTACAGACGGTTGAATTACCTGCTTCGCGTGACTCTGGGTCTGCACCCAAGTTTCCAACGATGATCGCTTTGTTTACTCCTCTTGCCATAGTACTTACCTCTTTACACGTAAAAATGCCGTGCGGGATTGCACGACAGGGCAAATATAACACCACCTGTAATACCACGCAACTTTATTTCTCAATTTTATTGCGCCGTATTTCCGTGAAGATTAGATTAAGGCCAGTAAGGTGTATACATGGATCGGGATGCCTGAACGACACGAATTAAAGACATACGATCAGTTTACGGATAAGGAAGCCAAGTTGGTGGACTTGTACACTGATCCAGAGAGCCAGACCTATCGGAACAAGGTTCGCTCCTACGAAGCCGCCGGATACTACTGCGCGAAAGTGCCAGAGGGTCAGGAGGATGACGGAAGGGCGTACCGTGCGATGAAGGTTAAGGCTCACAAGCTGTTTAAGAAGGATCACATCTGGGCAGAGGTGGAGCGGCGGCTGATAGATCAGTCAGATGCTCTGAAGATGCCGATGGAAGAAGTGATCGCCAAGTTTTCGGCGATTGCTGATGTGGACCTTATGAAATACCTGCGGGAGGTACCTGTTGCCTGTCCTCATTGCGAGGGCGAACTACATTTGGGCATTGAATATGTATTTGATGTCAAGCAGATGCAGAAAGAGGGTTACGGGTCGCTCCTGAAGAAGATGAGGCCGACAAAATACGGGACGGAGTTTGACTTCTACCCGGCAGATGATGCCTTAGACCGCCTAATGAAGCATTACGGTGGTTATAAGCAGTCCAGCGTAGGCGAGGAGTTGTCTGCGTTTGATGAGTTAATCATCGCGGCCCGAAAAATATAGTTCTTTGATTTAATGCCAACTCCCGATGACATCAAGGCCCTTGCCGAGAAGTGTGAGGACCCCGTATGGTTTGCTGAGAATGTATTGGGTGAGACAACGTGGTCAAGGCAGCGTGAGCTGCTACGTGCCGTCAGAGATAATGACCAGGTTGCTATTCGCTCAGGTCACAAGACTTCTAAGTCGCGGTCTTTTATGGTATTGGCCCTGTGGTGGGCCTTCAAATGGCACCTCTTGGGGGAGGATGCGCGTGTTGCCCTATCTGCGGCATCCTTCAATCAGGTGAAGGACATTGCGTGGCGTGAGATCCGCGCAGCATACAAGCGAACCCCGATCCTCCAGCAGGTATGTATAAAACCGCCCTCACTTGATCCCGCCACGGGCCTAACATTCACCAGCGGCAACCAAATCTTTGGCTTCTCTGCAAAGGAGGCTGAAAATGCTGCTGGTATCTCCTCACCCCATGTGATGTATCTGCTTGACGAGGCTTCTGGTATACAGGATGCTGTGTTTTCCGCTATGGAGGGGAATATGGCTGGTGGTGCTAAGATGGTGATGGCCTCGCAGGGTACGAAGATGAGTGGACACTTCTTTGATGCTTTCAATAAGTACAGAGCATCGTGGCACTGCATAAAGATCAGCAGTTGGGACAGCCCCAATGTAACGGGCGAAGTACAGATTCCCGGTCTTGCCACAGGAAAGTGGTGCCAGCAGAAGAGGGACCAATGGGGCGAGGACAGCCCACTATATCGCGTTCGTGTAATGGGGGACTTCCCCGGCCACGGCGACAATACGGTATACGGGCTTGAAACTATTGAGATGTCTAAAGACAGATGGCCGAATGTTTCCCGCGAGGGCGTTCTTCGGCTTGGCGTAGACGTTGCCCGTTTTGGCGACGATGAAACCGTTATTTTCCCTATTCGCGGCCACTGGGCAATGGAGCCTGTGGTACTGCAAGGGTCAGATGGCGTTCAGGTTGCCAGTAAGATTGTAGACACCGTTCGTCGGCTTCGCCGCGACACAGATAGAGAGATAGAGGTAAAGATAGATGAAATCGGACTCGGAGCATCTCCAGTGGATGCCCTCTCACACATGGACCTGGCACAGCAGCTTGGAATTAGAGTGCGTCCTATTCACCTCCAATCTCCCGCAACTGATTCCGACAACTACGCAGATGCTGGAAGTGAGATGGCATTTGACTTAGCAGATTGGCTAAGGGCAGGTGGTGCCGTGCCGGACGACAGTATGCTTATAGAGGAGTTGGCATCAACGACATACACAATGGATACGAAGGGTCGCCGCAAGGTGGCCGACAAGAAGAAACTGAAAACGCTGATTAGGAGAAGCCCTGACCGCAGGAATGCCTTGGAGCTGGCGATCTACGATCCCAAGCCAAAGGCAGGTACGGGTGCCTCTTTCATAAACATTATTTAATATGTCCAATCTTTGGGTAGATAACAAGCATCCAGATTACGATGTGGAAGCTTATCAGCGGCAGTTCGCGAGGGATCAATTTACAGGCGACGCTCTACTGGTATCGCAGATAGAGTCAAGCAGAATGGCAGATCCTGCATCGGGGGCAGGAAAGGAGCGTACGCTCTCGCCATTCATGGATATTAGCGGCATCAGGGGGCGCAAGCGTCTCTCTGAGGTCACGGTAGACTTTGACAGGCAGGACCGCATCCGTGGTCCGCAGAACGGCACGTACCTGCGTCGCCGCGCCTTGGGAGAGTCTGCCGATGCCTTCCGTGAGAGGGCCTTCATCACTCGTTTCCCGGCACATATGTCTACGCTAATAGAAGCGTATGTCGGCGGGATCAAGGCCGTTGAGAGCGAAGCAACGCGGTCCTATGGGGACCCCTTGGGCAACCCTGCTGACACTGACAGCATTTTCTTCCGTATGTGGCACGACATTGATGGCACGGGAAGAAACTGGGGAGCCGCTACGACACGTATGATGACCAACCTCATTGTAGATGACGTTTTTTGGTCATTTACAGAGTTGGGTAGCGCAGAGCATCCCCGCACACACATTCTTGATCCGCAGCGTGTGGTAGACTGGCACGATGAGGACGGCATTCCCGTCTGGCTGCTACTGGAAGAGACACGCATGATCCGCCCTGACCTGCATAAGAAGGCAGAGATGGTTCGGATGTACACAGAGTACGATGTCAACGGCTTTCGCCGCTGGCGCGTAGTGGAGGGCGACAAGCAGAAGGAGGGCCGCACCTTGGTGCTTGATGCACAGGAGGAGTGGGCATTCCCATTTTGGTCTACGCCAGATCGCCTGCGTAAGCGCATTCCGTTTACCCGTATGCGTCTTTCTGAGGTCATGGGCCGCTATGTGGGGTATCAGATGGCTCTGGACCACAATATGCTGTACAACCTGCTCTCAGATGCACGTTGGAACTTCCGCGTGATCAACCACCCGCGCCTGAAACTACGCGAGGGAGACGAGCAGAAGTTTGACAAGGCCCTGGCAAAGATTGCTGAAGGTGCTAATGGCCTCTTGGGTGACTGGGAGTTCATCAGCCCTGATGCCAACAACGGTGCTACGGCATACAAGGTGTTCAGCGACGAGGTACGCCAGTACTACGTCACGAACCATCAGCGAATGAATGGTAGCAACATTGAGCGCAGTGCCACGGAGATTGCCTACAATGAGGCCACGGGCCGCACCTCCTTCCTGTCCATCCTAACGGACCTTGTGGATGAGTGTGAGAATGATTGGATGTTCCTCTCCTCACAGCTCGTGGCTCCTGAGCGTCCTGAAGAGTGGCTCAATGCTCGCGTAGAGCGCACTCGCTCCTTCCGCCCGATTGACATACAGAGCCTTGCTCAATCGCAGTCTAACAGCCTTGCCGCTCTTGGCAATCTGTTTGACGCTGAGACGGCTTTGGAGATTGCACGGCATGGGGTCACTGACGATGTAATCCGCCGCGTCCGCGATGCGGGAACCGATCAAATTGTAACTGAAGAACTCTAATGGACCAAATCACTGCTATCAGCAGCGCTATAAAAGCTGCCGCTGGTGTGTTTGTCCTTGCGATCACGGGCATCGGTGTAGTTATCTACACTGTTGCCAGTGTCTACTCTCTTCCTGAGCGCGTGGAAGTTGTTGAGGATCGTGTAGACACGATGTCTGGCAAGATTGACCGCATGGACTGCATCATGGTGGCCGAGGCAATGGAAGAACCAATCCGACAGTGCCTATGAAACGCGGCAAAGCAGAGAAATGGACCGAAGCTGACCTTGACAAACTGATTGCAATCAGCGAGAAAGACATCCAACGTGCTGCTGTGATGTGGCGCACCAATGCACCAGACGTAGCAATGGACCTTCTTGACGCAAGAGCAAAAGACCTTGGGTGACGAAAGTAAATACACTTGGGACGAGGTTGCTGGTCGCTACATAGATGAGGACGGCAACTTCGTATCTTTTGAGGAGGTACGCCTTTGGCTTGATGAGGTGCTTGACCGCAATGACCTGAAGATGGCGCAGACAGCATTGCTGCTGCTTAGTGGTGGCATCAACGTGCAGCAGTGGCAGGAGCAGATGCGTTCCTCGCTAAAGGATGTTCATCTTATCAGCGGTGCATTGGCTCGTGGCGGCTGGGAGCATATGTCCCAGGCAGACTTTGGCCGTGTCGGGAGCCAGCTCAGATTCCAGTATGAGCGACTTGGACGATTTGCCCAGCAGATAGAGCGTGGCTTGCCACTTGACGGTCGCTTCCGAAGGAGGGTGCAATTATATGCACAGAGCGGTAGGGTTTCGTACACTGCTGCCTTGCGTCAGGAGATGGCCCTGCGTGGCTACACAGAGGAGAAAAGCATTCTTGCCAAGGCTGACCACTGCTCAGAGTGCGTCGCAGAGGCAAACAAGGGGTGGGTGCCGATTGGCACCTTGGTAAACATCGGCGAGAGGATCTGCAAGAGCAACTGTCGCTGTCACTTTGAATTTAGAGAGGGATAATGGCTACCTACGGATACAAACGCGAGGACGGCACCTACTTTGAGGTAGAGCAGTCCATGAAAGAATACGTGGCATTGAAGGAATGCCCCGAAACGGGTCAGCCCTGTCACCGCGTCTATGAGCCGCCTACGGTGGAGTTCTTAGGTGCTGGATGGCCGGGATATGAGTACAGCAATAAGTACACTACGCTCGGCGAGGACAAGAATGGCAACCTCGTGATCAAGTCTTAACTATTTTTTCAAATTTTATTGCGCTGTACTTAGGCTTCTCAGTATCTTCATAGAAATTGGTCTACCCGCGTGGACCAGCCTCCCCGGAAGGGCAGAAAACGTGGCGATGCTTTCCGAGTAACGCGCTACCGATAGCGCACAAACAAATAATCGTGATGTCAGAAGGTTATTACGTCAAAGATGGCGACGATTACGCGCCGCTGTCTGAGGACAAAGTTGTTCTTTCTAAGTCTGAACTTGAAACCACCTACGTTCCAAAGGAGCGTTTTGGGCAGTCCATCCAAGACGAAATCCAACGTCGTTTCTCCAATCATGTGCATAAGGACAAGGCACACGAGGATGAAACCGTTATCGCCAGAGTGCTTGAGTCACACGGCGGCCAGAGCGTAGATCAAGATAAGCTGCGATCCCAATGGGAATCGGCGCACCTTAAACCGCTTGGCGAAAAGCTAACGCAGGTAGAGGAACGCGCACAGCGTCTTGAGGAGAGAGTAAAGTTCCGCGAGCTTGGCCCCGTGCTTGAGGAAGTGGGTTTTGACAAGTCATTTGTCACCCGCCCCGAAGCTGGTAAGCCGTCCCCTGCGGAAGTCTACTTTGGTGACAAGTTTGGCCTTGACGATAATGGCTCTTTAACTGTCAACGGAACCTCAACTTCTCCGCAGTCTTTTGCCTCAGAGCTGGCATCCAATGATGCCTACAAAATCTATCTCAAGCAGGAGGCGCGGAACACAAGTACGGCAGGTAGACCGGGGCAAGACAACTCATCTGCTGCACCAAAGCAAGAGCTTCGCCAACGCGACATGAATGGCCCAGAGGCAGCAGTTTACATGGATAAGCACGGTATTTACAAATCTAAGGATGGTGGAATACCGTTTTACAACCTACCAAAATAATAGGAAACAATGGCTATCGGAAAAGCATCGGATTTCGTTATACGCAACGAACTCTTTGAAACACTTTTTGTAGAGACGCTGGCACAGAACGTAGACATCCTCAATCAGGATGGAAACGGCGTGATCCAGCTCGTAACCAACGAACGCGAAGGCGACTACGACAAAACTCGCTTCTTTGACCGTCCTTCTGGCGGTGTATCGCGTCGTGACACCACTGACACTTCTACCTCGCTCACGCCATCGGCTCTGACGCAGGACGAAGTAATCGGTGTAAAAATGAACCGCAAGTACGGTCCTTACCAGCAGACGCGTGACGCGTTCAAGAAAATCGGCGGTACGCCCGAGGATCTGACGCTGATCTTGGCTCCTAACATGGCAGAAGAAGCCATGAAAGGCATGGTCAACGATGCTGTTGCTGCCCTCGTTGCTGCTCTTCGCAACAACAGCGGTGTTGTCTACGACTACGCTGCTACGGGTGCGAACGCTACGATTGACCACACGGCTCTGATCCGTGGTCGCGCACTCTTTGGAGATGCCTTTGGTCGCATTCGTGGCTGGGGCATGAACGGTGCCGCCTTCCACAAACTGGTTGAAGCACAGCTCTCCGTTGCCTCCGGCAATGTTGGTGACTTCGCAGTGTACGAAGGAAACGCTGGTACGCTCGGCCTCCCGGCTTTCGTCTCGGATGCTCCTGCATTCGCTACGGCTGGAACGCCCGGTGAGTACCACGTTCTTGGCCTCGTGCCTAACGCTGCCGTCCTGACGGTATCGGAAGCACCGTACATGGCTACCGACGAAACGATCCTCAAAGAAAACATCCTCTACGCCTTCCAAGGTGAGTATGCTTTCAACATGGAGATCAAGGGCTACCAGTGGGATACCGCCAACGGTGGTACCAACCCGACCGCAGGAGCAATCGCAACTGGTTCCAACTGGGACAAAGTTGTTGCTGACGACAAGGACACCGCTGGAATCGTCATTGACGTAGACCAGTCCTAATCTAATGGTGACGGAGCGGGGGGCTTTCGGGCCTCCCGCACCTGATCCTTAAAACCATACTGACATGGGTTCTTGGGCCGACCTTACTCTTGCTGATGCTACGCTGAAAGGCATTGCTCCCGTTGACATGGTTGACGGGAACTTTGGCATTTTTGACACCGACATCAACGAGACGAACAGGCTCAACGAAGCCAAGCAGTATATTGAGATGCGTATTGTTGCGAACGATGCTCTTTTCGCGGAACGTGCAGACGGCCCGCAGGAGATCATGGACGCAGCGGTAGACATCAATAAGACATACATTGACAACCTGATCCAGCGAATGATCGGGTACAAGTATGTACAGGCTTTTTATGAGACGGAGGCGATGGGCGGAAACAGCCTATTCCTGACTCGCGCTGAGATGATGGAGTTTCGCTTCAATGAGACTTTTACTGCTCTTATGCGCGTCTTGATGCGTGACCCCGACTTCTTTGATCAGCTTGACGGCACTACCGACGAGGACTTGGCTGCCTTTGAGGGTCCACGCAACTGGGTGGGCTAATGGTCGCACCGAATCTGTTTGGTCAACTGGACAAGATCATTAAGTCTGTTGCACCAGCTACGGTTAACTACGGAAAGGAGATCGCCAACCACGTTCGCAATAGGACGAGGAATCAAGGCGTTACCATGTATGGCAACCAATTTAAGCCATACAGCTCTGCTTATGCAGCGAGAAAGAAGGGCGGAAGAGTTGCGCCCGTTACGCTTACTGACACCAAAAGGATGCTTGACAGCATCAAGGTTCGCAATGAACAGGCTGTCCTTGATTCTAATGGTAAGCTTCAGATAGAGGTTGGTCCGGTTGGCATAGAGAATATCCGTATTGCAGAGAACCACCAGTTTGGGATTGGTGTGCCAACCCGTCCTTTTATGGGCGTTACACCAGAGGAGCAGAAAGAGCTTCTCCGTGTCTTTGACGACACAATGTACAGGCCAGTTAGCACCAAGGACGAGATTATATATAAACTGTAATGGCCTACCACAGCACACAGGAAGTATTAGATGCCATCCACGGCCAAGTAGAGAAAACACTTGGTGACGCGGTGGACTCTGTCGTGCAGTTTCATGGTACTCTTGATCAGGCCATTGACTCGCATTTCGGCCAGAGTGCTGGCACAGGTGTTCACAGCATTGTGGTAATTAGCCTCTCAGAAGGCACACCTGGCGTTGTAACAGGCTCTGGCATTCCGCTGTACATGGAAGAGATCGTCAACATCCACGTTGTTTCTCGTGGACGCAGGGGCGATTACAAGGGAATGTCCAGTAGGCTTATTGAGATTGCTGACGCTTTAACATTTGATCTGTTTGATCAGGACAACAAGCATCAGGATGTGTTGGATCGCGTAGCGGCACACAACTTTGTGTCACGCCGTGCAAGGCCGACCAACGACCCGAACGCTATGGCGTTCTTAGTTACATGGAATATCAAGCCCCGGAGGGCAGACTAATGAAAGTCAAAATTCCGCACTTTATGATTGTTGAGGGAGTCCGCCTTAAGGCTGGAACCGAATATACGGTTGACAAGTCCCTTGACATTCCAGTAGACAAATTCGGCAGACGGATCAGCAAAAAAACATACGATAAATACTTCAAGCCCGCCCCTACGCCAAAAGCAAAAGCCAAGGCGGAGCCGAAAGAAGAACCTAAACCTGAAAAAGAGGACTAAACGATGGCGAGTACGTTTCAAGTAGGAGCGGGCGAAATCACTCAGATCGTAATTGCGGATGGTACAAGCACGGCTACCATTCCAGCAGAAATGATTGAAGGGTATAGCCTTTCCACCGAAAAAGATAGCTTTGATGCTGCTATTGGTCATTCCGTAGATCGCGGCTCAATGACTAAGACGCTGACATTCAATGCCTTCAAGGTTGACCAATTTGATGAGCTTAATGCCATCATGGTCGCCAAGGCCGACACTACGGCGACTGTAACATACATTGGCGGAAATACGCAAGCCCTTAATGAGGGCCGTATTCGCGTAACTCCAATTCTGCACAGCGTCAGTGATGTTGAGAGGGTGTATGTTGCGGCGGGCAGTGCTGCAAATGATGACATTCTTAATGGCGAGTCAAGTGGGGTCTGGACTGATGTTGGTGTCACACTTGATGTCCCAACCCTGTCATTCTCCTTTCCATTTGACGGCACGGATGGCAATGGCCGACCATTTTTCTCCTCGTGTGCATTTGAGCTTGAGTTTATGCTTCCCGCTGACTATTACAGCACATTCACAGAGGGTGAAACTAAGCGCGTAGCACTTGCACTTCCAAGCTCTGGCTTTGAGGTATTTACGGGACGCGTCTACAAAAACTTTGCAGACGAAGATGCTTCAATGCCTCGGGCAATCCGAATTGTACTGCGTGGCGTTAATAGTAATTGGGGTGACCTGATTACCTTTACCGACGGAGCAGGAACAGGCTCAAGCGATGAGCAGATTGATGGTACTGCTGATGCATTGAGTATCCCTGAAAACTACCTGCATGGATTTGCCGTTGAGCTTGTAGCATCTGGATACGATGAGGCAGACGTAACCAGCCTGATATAATAAACAAACAAAGAGGGATCATGGCTAAGATTGACATCAATACAGTCATTAACGGGGAATATGAAGTAGCAGTGGGGAATGAGTATGAGGTGGCTCCGGGAAAATGGGGCCGCCTCCTCCCCCCTACTGCTGAGCTTCAGAATCGGGTATTCAAGATGGCCGAAGAAGATGGCATTACCGACCTCAAGGTGTGTCGCGAAGTATTGGCTGGGCTACCCGATTTCTCAGACGACAAGGCAATTACTGGGATGGCGAGTAAGGTGGTGCAGGATTTTTTTACGTTAGTGCTGAAGATCGCAGAGAGGCTGAATCCAAGCTCAGCCTTATCAGAGGATTCAGCGACCCAAAAAGCCGAGTCGTAGAGGCGGGCTGGTCCCGCAAGTTCATGCGCGAGACTGACGCATGGACCATTATATGCCTTGAATTAGCCTCAGATGACCCTGTAAGGTCAAAGGCTATCAAGGAGCATTGCACGTACACGGAAATCGCCGTGGCTTGGCAGAACAATCGCCGCAAGACTGAGGGTGTCGGCTACAAGATCAAGGATAAATAATGGCTGAGCAGAATGTAGTTATTAAGATCCAGGCTGATGTCTCTAAGGCTACGAATGACGTAAAGGCACTTCAGCAGGTCATTGCCAAGCTATCCACCTCTGGAACACAGGCTGCGGCTGGAACCGAAAAGGTAGGCAATGCCGCCAAGAAAACTGCAACAGCCTCTCAGCTCCTTGACAAGGAAATAAAAAAGGTAATTGCAGGAGAGGCCAATCTTGACAAGGTTGCAGACCTTGCAACACAGGCTCTTGAGGAGCAGACAGCTGCCACACAGCGCCTTGCAGATGTATCTGAAGCTGTTGAGGGTGCGATTGGAAAAAAGGGTGCCGCAGTTCTTGGTGCAAACAAGCAGATAGGTGGTCTTGCGGATGCTTCTGGTGCTGCATCCTTTGCTATTCTTTCACTTGGTCAGGCATTTCAGGACTCTGCTCAGTTTGGGATGGGCTTTGCACAGGGATTCCGTGCAATAAACAACAACATTCAGCAGACATTTACTGCACTTGCTCTTGGCAGTATTCAGGCTGGTGGCTTTAATAATCTTCTCAAATTGATGGGCGGGTCCCTATGGGGTCCAGGCGGGTTGATACTTGGTTTTTCTGCTCTAACTGCTGGTATTGAGTTTTTCTCTACTCGCGCCCAACGGGCAACAAAAGAAACAAAGTTGCTTAGTGATGCTCTTGGCGAATCAGCAGAGAGAGCGATAAAAGTCAGAGGAATAACAGAAAAACAATATGAATTTGAGATTAACAGCCTTTCAAAGGTGCTTAGCGGTCTTGAGACAAGAATCTCCCTTGCTGATGATTTAGTTGCAAGAGAAGAACAGCTTGCCGAATTGCAAAAGGCCTATGCGTCCAACATTGTTCCTGCTACTTATATCCTATCATTAGAGCAGGAGATAAGCAAGCTAAAGGCTGAGGGTGTAATAGCTAACGGGGAAGAGCTTGAGGCAAACAAGGCTGTTCTTGAGGTACTAAAGCAAAGACTTGCAGAGGCACAGGCAAATCAGCTAATTCAGCAAACACTTCAGGATCTTGGTGGCCAAGAAGTAGAGCAGATAAAGACAAGTGCGGATCTTCTTGCAGATGAAACAGCGGAGGCGGCAAAAAGAAATAATGAGGCTGGCAGACTCCCACCCATTCTTGATGCACAGGTAGAGCTTTATAAGATAATAAAAGCAGGAAGCAAGGAAGTTGAGGCTGCGGCCAGGGCAAGAGAATTAAGAGAACTTAGCATCAAGGCGGCTATTGATGAACAGAATCTTGCTATGAAACAGAGGGCAAATGCCACCGGTGAGGATGGCTTCCTGCCGGAGGGGGACCTTGAGCTTGGCAAAAGGCTGATTACTGATACTGATCGGGCGATGCAGCGTCTTAACAAAACATTTCAGAATACAGCAGCCCAAGGCATGACACAGGTGGTATCTGGGTTTGCTCAAATGGCCTTTGGTGGCGCATCTTTCTCCAGTGCAATACTTGGCCCCCTTGCAGACATGGCAATACAGCTTGGAAAAATTGCCATTACAACTGGGCTCACAATGGCAAAACTTAGGTTCTCGTTTGCAAATCCGGCTGCTGCGATTGCTGCTGGTGTTGCGCTTGTTGCAGTTGGCTCTGCTGTTAAGTCAAGTATAAAAGCAGCCGGAAACGGTGCATCTTCTGCATCATCAGCCGCATCTGGTCGCTTTACTACACCGTCATTTGGTACTATGTCAATGGTCCCAACAATAGGCCAAGGATCAGTATTTCAGAGCCAGATGTTTACCCCGGTCCCACAGGGCGGCCAGAATGTGCAGTTGGTGGCAAGCGGCAGAAGCCTTGTGTCTGTTGTAGGTAGTGAGATGAGTGCATCATCCCGCAGAGTTGGTGGCACCCCCGTCAGTTTCTCTGGCGTAACAGCAGCAAGCGGAGTTTTCGTTGACATTAACCGTGATGACCTGGTAAAATAATGGCATTTGATCTGTCAACATGGGCGACGGCAAAGTATCGTTATTCGTTTGTCGGCGACGAGGGAACAAGCTATATAGCAGAGATCCACGAGGACGGATTCTCTGGGTCCGTTGCTACTGTTGACATAGTAGGCAGGGGATCAATAAACACACGGTGGGCCACTGAGGGGGATGATGAGTTTGCCCCCATGATGACAAGTGAGACATCGCTTGCCTTATATGATACCGGAGAAGCCCTTGCGTCTGACCTGATAGATGCCCTTGACACGGTTGACAATAAGTACCTGATGGTCATACGTCAGTCGGGCAGCCTGAAGTGGGTTGGTAGGATTGATCCTGAGAGCATCAACTTTGATGAGGATGGTCCGGTCAAACTGTCGGTTACAGCAACCGATGGCCTTGGTAGGCTTGAGAATAAGCCATATATAAGCAGCACAGATGGCAGCAGTGTTGACGAAGGCTCTGCCACGCTGGTTAGTGTTATTGCAGATGTGCTGTCTGGAATTGGGTTTGGCCTTGACTTCTACATCTCCTCTTCCCTTGTGCCAAGGGCAGGCACAGCGATTACTGCAACGCAGAATCCGCTTGAGTATGTATGGGTCAACAAGATTGCCTTTACGTCAAATAGAGACAAGGAGGAGCGTGGCCTTGTGTCAAAGTTGTCTGTCCTGCAAGCTATATGCAAGGCATGGGGACTCCGCATATTTCAAGCAAATGGTGCTTGGCATCTAATTCAGGTTAGCCACCTTGCCCAAAACTCGCACAGGAAATGGCAATACAATAGTGCGGGTACACTTCAAGGATACAGCGATGTTGACCCCCGCGTAACCATTAGTGACGAGAATGTAAAGAGAAGCGAGTCAACTGCTAACATCCTTCCGGGCTACAAGTCCTCCATTGTTCAGTATCAGCATGGGCCAATACGCCTCCTGCGATCTCCCCAGTTTGAACCCCTTACGATCTCTGATGCAGAGGCAATTTTTGGTGGCAACTACCCATGGTCACAGTATATAGGGGCAGCACAAATATATACGCTGGATGATGGCACCTGGGGAATGGGTGTTGATGAGGTCAATGTTACAGGTGGGTTGTCTGGCAAGGTGGGATATGATGGAATAGAGATTGATGATAAGGGTGTTGTATTTGCAAACATTCCAAACAGCACCCTCAGCCCACTCATTGGAAATGGATTCTCGGCACAAACGACCGATCCTATCCCTGATGGTGTTCCCCTTAAACTTGGAGCGGCAATCTTTGGCCTGCAGTGGGGTAACAACCCAAATCCCAATCCACACTTGGTTGCAGATGAGTGGGTAGCGTTTCAGGTACAACACGATGGCACTACTACTCGCTACTTAAAGTTTAGTGCAGATGGCTCACTTGAGTGGTCAACAACCAATAACTGGTGCCTAATAAGAAACGGATTGCAGCCTAATGGCTGGGCATCGCTATCATTGGATGATATTGACAATACTGTCAATAATGGTGTAATGACCGTTAGGATTGGGCCTGTTATCTATGATGACACTGAGGAGGCATTGTGGGAAAAGGTTGTCTGGGACAATGTTCAACTATTCCCAGAATTGCCTGATGGTCAATCAAATTATGATGCGACAAGCGTTGTCTCTTACATAAATAATGCAGCAAGGTCGGAGCCAAGGCCTGTGCAGAGGACTGTTGTGCTTGGGGACGGACCAAGTACATATAACAAAGGGTCCATGTATACAAACTCTGCATTGACCACTATTACAACAGATTGGGAGATAACCACTACTGGCCACAGTGGATCAAATACAGATGTATCCCATGCGGAGGCACTTGGCGAGCTTATGCTTCGCTGTATGCATAGGGTGCGTCGCAAGCACAATGCCTCATATGTTGGCTATGGCGGAATACTAACGCCGCTCAATGTATTGAACAGGAGCAGCTCACTGTGGGTACCGTGGGAGATTACAGCAACCTGGCAGGGAGAGTATAGCCAGGGGTCATGGTATCGCGCAGAATACACGAGCAGCCTAACCAACCTTGAGACAGAGGCAGGGATTGCTACTGGCGCACACCTGCTGTCAGCTTTTGGCAGAGGCACATCATCCAATGCTGGCTTTACATACAACCGTATCGGGTCATCATTTGACACCCTTGTTGCCCGCGAGAACGACCGCATCAGCAAGGTAACAGCAAATGCCAGCTCTGGAACAACGGTGTCCTGCGAGGCCCTTGCAGATCCATCAGGATCATCTCTGGTCCTTCGTCACAATGACAGCATTTATTTTCAGTCGGTAAAGACGGGTCGCATTATAAAAAGGCTTGTTGATGCGACTGGCAATGCTGACAATGCCCCATATGCTGCTGGCGCAACAACCTTTGAGGTTACCGACTCATTTAGCGACGATGAAAAGATTGAGGTAGGTGATCCAATACTTCCGGGTAGCATTACGGGAATGCGGATTGACTTGGATGGTGTATCCATCATCAACACTCATATTAAGAGTGAGGGCACATACGCTTTTGATGGCGCTATCCATGAGCTTACTGGAGAGATAACAGATGCTGGCACTACCGGATGGGTCATATCAAAGTCTGGAGGTGCAGTATTTAATGATATTGTTGCCCGTGGATCAATCGTAATAACGGGTACGTCAAGCGGATTGGGCCAATTTACCGACTTTACTCTTAGCAACATTGGCGGCGACTTAGATAATGTAGATGATGGCGGCACATACAAAAAGGTTCTTGGTACATCTATCTCTGCTGGACAAATTATCCTTAGCCAAACAGTCGGTGACCTTGATGATATTAGTGATGGCTCTATATATGTAAGGGCAACCCAAAATGAAGTTACTGGCGCAGGAAGAGCATATACTGCCCTTAATGGCTCAAATTATCTTGTGACTGCCGTTGCCCCCGGTACAAGTATTTCTGGTGTAACCACTGCCGGACTATACCTTGGCACTGACTACATGGGCTATTTTAATGGTGCCGATTGGAAAACATACATGGATGGTTCCGGTTTTTTCTATCTAAGCGGAACGAACGGCAGCCTTGTGTGGAATCCGTCTGCCGATACCCTTGAGATTACTGGCGCTGTTACTGCTACATCTGGTGACTTCTCTGGCGTTGATATTTCTGGCACCCTTACAATCGGATCAAGCGGAGAAATAAAAATTGATGCTACTACTGGCACAAAAATTACAAAAGACCAGATAACAGTCGGCAGCTTTGGATCGGCTACTGGATCTATTGCCTCTCTTGAGAATACGGGCATTTTGCGTGTTGTGGCATATGATTTTGTTGCTGGAATGAACGGCATTACGATTGGGAATGAAACAATAACAAAGTATGGCAACAGGCCATTTACGCTGACCACAACTGGGACTTCGCAAGACATAGTATTAAGTCCAACTGGCTCTGCGAAGGTTGGAGCGAATACAATTCTTACATCTGCATCAAGCATTAGTGATGGCCAACTTTCAGATAATATACCAGTCCTTGCCGTAACACCAGACACCGCAACGGTTACGCCAGACAGCAGACTGAAATTTGACGTAGGTGGATCTACGTATTATATAGCAGCAGAGGAAGCACCCTAAACTAAATTTTCACATTTTATTGCGCCGTGTTTAGTCGGTGCATTACATTAAAAGATCATGGCACAGAAGCGAGTAACAGTTATCGGCCCCCTTGTCCAGCGTACCAACCAAGGTATCACGCTGACGAAGAATAGTGCCTATACACAGGCATCAACAGATGGGAATACCATCACGGCCTACCTCTATGATGAGGACTCGTTTGAGACTATGACAGGTGGTGTAAATGTTACTGTTGGCTCACCGACTGGTGCAGCCGCTGATACAGACGTTTCTTTTGAGATTGATACGGCAACAGGGATCACGCTGAGTAAGCGAACAGAGCGATGGGCATTGCACGTAGTGGATAGTGACGGCAACCAGCTTGTGCCTAATAAGGCGACTGGTGATGCTGTATTCCTGCTACTGCAAAAAGCACCCGCATAATGGCTTACAGTGAGGAGACATATGCCGCTGATGTGCTGCTAACGCAGTACGCCAGTGACGTAGATGCAGGTCAGTATACTGCCGATCTGGGCATCTCCGAATATGCAGCGAACCTTTCCCTGACTCAGTATGCGGCCAACATGGATGTTACCATGTACGCCGCTGACATTAAGGTCCTAAGTGCTGAGTCGCTGTACTGGATGCTATTTGAGGACGGCGAGACGATGCTGTACGAGGATGGCGAAATCATGAAGTTTGAGGTCAACTAATGGCTCGTAAGTGGACAGATGCGGCTGTTGCAACAGGAACGTCAGTAGCGGCTGGCGATCTCATCCTGACTGTATCTGACCCGACTGGTACGCCCGTATCTAAGAAGATCACGGTGCAGAACCTCATGGACTCCGATTCTGTCCGTGAGGCTATCAGAGATCACTTAGGAGACGTTGTAATTCAGGGCGGT